TTGATATACTTGACTTCTATGTTTCGTTTAACTTAGATGAGTCATTCCAAGAGACTATTAGATCTAGGTTTAGAGATACTTTCTCATACGATTCATTCTCAGAAGGAGAGAAGCAACGTATCGATTTAGCATTACTCTTTACTTGGCGTATGATAGCTAAGATGAAGAATAGTGTAGCAACTAATCTTCTCATACTTGACGAGACTTTTGACTCGTCTTTAGATCACGAAGGTGTGGATAATCTTATGAAGATCATCTATACTTTAGGAGACGAAACGAACATATTCATTATCTCTCATAAGCGAGAGTTACTAGATGATAAGTTCGAAAACAAACTAGAAATAGTAAAAGATAAAAACTTTAGTAGGATTACATAATGGAAATAAGTGCATCAACGGTAAAGATTCTACAAAACTTTGCCAGTATAAACAGTAATGTTGTTATCCAACCTGGTAACAAGATTATGACAATTGCTGAAGCTAAGAATGTTCTTAGTGAGGCTACTGTAACAGAAGAGTTCGACAAGCAAGTAGGTATCTATGACCTACAGAACTTTCTATCAGTACTTGACCTGGTAGATAATCCTTCTGTTAAGTTTAAAGATAATTATATGATTGTAGGAGGCAATGCTGGTCGAGCAATGGTTAAGTATTACTATGCTGATCCAGAGATGCTTACTACTCCTCAAAAGCCTATTGACATGCCTCAAGCGGATGTATCATTTACTCTTGAGCAAGCTACGCTGAACGGTCTCAAAAAAGCTGCTAGTATCTTCGGCCATAGTCAGATGGTGATTGAACCTGATAACGGTTCGGTTAAACTTACTGTCGTGGATCCTGAGAATACTACTGCTAATACGTATTCGATTATGGTAGAAGGAGAGTATAATACCGAAGACTTTAGATTCGTATTGAATATTAATAACCTTAAGATGATTACTGACGACTATCAAGTCGATATATCATCTAAACTAATATCACAATTCTCTAGTGTTAACCATGACGTAAAGTACTGGGTCGCTTTAGAGAAGCTATCAACTTATGGAGATTAAGATGGCTAAAGAAAAAGAAACTAAAACAGATCATTCAGAAATCTACGATCTATCTAATCGTGTTGCTCGTAGTACAGTTGCAGTTGTAGATGCATTAACTCAACGAGGTGCGTTTAAAGGAGAAGAACTCTCTACTATCGGTCAGCTTCGAGATCAATCACTTCAGATTATTCAACTAGCAGAGACTCACCAACAAGAGGTGGCAGCGGAATCATAACTTGATATCTTAACCTAAGTGAGCTATACTATTTTTTTATAATGAGGTTAATATGTCGAATGATTTTCTATGGGTAGAGAAGTACCGTCCTCAGACTATTGAGGAAACTATCTTACCAGTACAGTTAAAAACTACTTTACAGGCTATAGTAAATACCGGAGAACTACCTAATATGTTGTTCTCTGGTACTGCTGGCTTGGGCAAGACTACTGTTGCTAAAGCTATGTGCAAGCAGCTTGGTCTTGATTATATTATTATAAACGGATCGGAAGAGGGTAATATCGATACGTTAAGAGGTAAGATCAAGCAATTCGCTTCTTCTGTATCTCTATCTGGAGGATATAAAGTTTGTATTCTTGACGAGGCTGATTACCTTAACCCTCAATCTACGCAACCAGCTTTACGTGGCTTTATTGAAGAGTTTTCTAATAACTGTCGGTTTATTCTTACTTGTAACTTTAAGAACCGTATTATTGAACCTCTTCACTCTCGTTGTGGGGTATATGAGTTCAATACTACTAAGAAAGACTTAGTTAACCTGTGCGGCCAGTTTATGGACCGTGCAGCTGATATTCTCTATAAAGAAGAAGTATCGTTTACTAGTCAAGGTCTTGCTAATATTATTATGAAGCATGCTCCTGATTGGCGACGAGTACTAAACGAATGTCAGAAGCTTGGGATTAGCGGTAGTGTTGACTCTGTACCTGGTAGTAGTAACTCTGATATGTTCGCTACTCTGTGTACTCATCTTAAAGCTAAGAACTTTAAAGCTATGCGTAAGTGGGTAGTGGAGAGTATGGATATTGATACTGTTGCTATCTTTAGAGGACTATACGATAATATGCATGAGCATGTTAGTCCTAATAGTATCCCGCAACTCGTTCTCATTCTTGCAGACTATCAGTATAAAGATGCCTTCGTAGCTGATCACGAACTTAATACTGTTGCTTGTATGACTGAGATAATGGCTAATGTAGAGTTTAACTAATGAATCCCTTTGAATACCTAAATACTATTAACTATACGAAGCAAGACATAATGGAGGATGATCATGCTGAAAGAGGGTATAATAGTTTTCTTATTAATAGGAGTCTTAGTTATTTTCCTGACAGCGTTGCTGCTGCTAATGTCGTAAACCGTTACCACCATCTTGACAATAAGCTTCAATATCACTTTCTTATAAATATCATACGTAAACGAAAACGATTTTCGAAATGGATGAAACCAGAAACTGAGAGTGATATTGAAGTGGTTAAGCAATACTATGGTTACAGTAATGATAAAGCTAAGCAAGTATTGTCCCTTCTATCACCTGAACAAATAAAAATTATAAATCAGAAGGTGAGTAAAGGTGGAAGAAAATAACATAGTAGAATGGCAGCCTCAGGATATGCTCGAGGTAGTCTTAAACGAACCGGATGACTTTCTGAAGGTTAGAGAAACTTTAACTCGCATTGGAGTTGCTTCTCGTAAAGATAAAAAATTATTTCAATCATGCCATATACTACATAAGCAAGGACGGTACTTTATCGTTCACTTCAAAGAGCTGTTTATGTTAGATGGTAAGAAAGCTAATCTAGAATTAAACGATGTAGAGCGCAGAAATACTATCACCACTCTTCTTAGTGACTGGGGCTTAGTTGAAATACAAAACGCAGCAAATCTTAAATGTGCTCCTCTACGCCAGATAAAGATTATCCCATTTAAAGAAAAAGCACAATGGGAATTATGTCCGAAATATAATATCGGAAACAAATAAAAATGTTTTTAAACAAGCCCATGAATATGTGGTTGGATATAAGCACATATTGTAATGCAGCTTGTCCTATGTGTCATAGAAACAAAAATAATGGATTACAGGATCAAGATTGGTTGCCCCTAGTTCAATGGGATATTAATCAATTTAAAAAAGCTTTTCCTTTAACCACTCTTCATGCAATCAACGAATTTGAATTTTGTGGAACTTGGGGAGACCCAATAATGAACAAAGATATTCTTTCAATGGTAGAATATATTACTACAAATTCAGAAGCGAGTGTTTTGATACACACCAATGGCTCGATAAGAGATTCAAGTTGGTGGTGGGATTTAGGATTGGCTGGAGGCAAACAATTGTATGTAGTGTTTGCAATAGATGGATCTACACAAGAAATGCATAACAAGTATAGAAGAAAAACTAACTTAGAAAAAATACTACAAAATATGCATACTTTATCATCTACAGAAGCTAAAGCAAGAGTTAGAACTATTGTATTCAAGCATAATGAAAATCACATAGAAGAAATAACGAATCTTGCAAAAGAGTATGGCGCGTATAAGCACAGTTGGTTTTCAACTGATAGAAGTACATTTAAACAAGGTAGTATATTTAAATTTTTAAACGAATATGATGAGGATGAATATTTGGAAGTATCATTATCTCAAGCATCAGGAGAGATAAACTTTGATAGAATGTGAATGGCAAAAGATGAATAAACTTCTAGTCAATTTTGATGGCCAAGTTTTTCCTTGTTGCTATATACAAAACAGTTATGTTGAAGGATATACTGGAGGAAAAAGATCTCACTTACAAAACACTGCGTTAATGAGTGAATATAAAAAATCTAAAGAAGATCTGAATATATTTAAAAATGATATTAACAGTATCAATAACCATGAGTGGTTTAAAATGTTAGAGCAATCTATAACAAGCGAAGCAACAGCTATTAAACCTTGTGTAAAACATTGCTCAACAAAAAAATAAAAAACATCTATAGACAAGTTGCTTTCTAAATAAAAAATACTATATATATTATAGCGATGCGGAATAATCTGGTCGCATATCAATCTTGCTTGCTCAAAAGGAGATAACAATGACAGGCTTACAAACACTATTCCCGCGGTCATCTTTTGTTGGTTTTGACCATCTGTTCAACGAACTAG